GCTGATGAGTCGGCTAATGTGGTGGGTAACACGGCTCATATACTGCTGGAAATAGATGAGTCCCAGGATGTCAGCAAGGAAAAATATACCAAGGAGTTCAAGCCGATGGGGGCAACGACTAATGTTACTACCGTTCATTATGGCACTACCTGGGATGATTCTACCCTGCTGGAGGAGGTAAAGCAGACAAATCTTGAGCTGGAGAGAAGGGACGGGGTGAAACGCCACTTCCGATATGATTGGCAGGAAGTAGCTAAATATAACCCCGATTATTTAGCCTATGTGGAGGGTGAGAGGGAGCGCCTAGGGGAGAATCACCCCCTCTTTTTAACCCAGTATTGTCTTCTGCCCATACATGGTGGCAGTGGTTATTTGAGCCCTCAGCAAAGGGCTCAGCTTCAGGGAGAGCATATAAGAAAGCACCAGCCCGACCGGAGTAAGGTTTATGTCGCTGGCATTGACCTAGCTGGGGAGGCTGAGGCAGAGGAAGGAGCCATCCTAAGAGCCCTGAAGCCACGCCAGGATTCTACCGTAGTTACTATTGGTGAACTAGATTTTTCTGCTGGTGATGATGCTCAGAAGCAATCCAAGGTTAAGGTTGTTGAGCACTACTGGTGGACAGGCAGGAAACATGCTGAACTCTACCCCCAGTTAATTGATATTCTTAAAAATGTATGGCACTGCCGTAAGGTAGTGGTTGATGCTACCGGAGTTGGTCAGCCGGTAAGCTCATTCCTCAGGCAGTCGCTTGGCTCGAGAGTTTCTCCGTTCACCTTCACCCAGCGGTCAAAGTCGGAGTTAGGCTTTACCCTGTTAGCTGCCATTAACTCAGGCAGGCTGAAAATGTATGCCGGGGATGGCTCATCCGAGTATCAGGAGTTCTGGTTCGAGATAGAGAGGGCTAAGAGCCAGTATCGTCCCAGCCAGACGATGAATTTTTATGTTGACCCAGCACAGGGACACGATGATTTCCTGATGAGCCTGGCCCTGCTGGTTGAAGCGGCCAAGCAGTATGTGCCGAGGGGGGCGAGGGGAAGTATGAGGGATTAAGTCAAGTATCACATAGGAGCAAGTAAATGATTGTTAAATGCGATATAGGGGCGTCGCCTACCCACAATACACCTTCTCAATGCAGATTATATTACTAACGTAAGGGGTGTCAATATATATATGTATGAAGAGAGGACTTGACAAACTGTGTATGTAGGTGTATACACCAGTATATAATGTAGTATATTATGGTATATAATGGTAACAGATGGTAGTGTAAAGTAGTATGAGGTAGTAAGAGATGCGGTTAAGGGGGTTTTGAAGGTAAAACCTATAAAGAGTGAGGATAAAAAAATGGCAACCAAAGTTCATATGCAGAAGATTAATTTCAACTTCGATTGTAGAAAAACTACTCAAGCACTTAATTATTTTGCTATAAAAGCAGGTGGCACAATTAATAGAATGAAAGCAATCAAGTTAGTATATCTTGCTGACCGTTATCATTTAAGGAAATACTGTCGTCTTATAACTAATGATATTTATTTCGCTATGGATAATGGGCCAGTAGCCTCTGGTGTAAAAGATATTGCAGAACAAAGCAAGTACATAGGTACGAATGAACGCAATTATGCTTCCGATTATATCGGTGCTGCCCTACCGTATGGTATGAAATCTAAGAAAGATATCGATAATGATGTATTTTCTGTTTCTGACATTGAAGCCCTAGAATATTCGTGGAATAAATTCGGACACCTTGACAGAGAGGCAATTGTAAAGCTCACTCATAAGTACCCTGATTGGTATAAACATAAACTATCACTGGAACAGAATTCTAGAATCCAAATGGATTTAAGCGACTTTTTTGATGACCCAAACTCTGATGTTGATAAATGTTTCGAGTTGACAGATGAAGACAGAGACGTCAGGCGGGAGAAACTTGAAGAGATGCTTTACCTTGAGTCCATTTGGAGATAATGTTTGCCCAGTGCATACGATATAATTAAGTCTACTATACAAGCTGGTTCTGTTTATTACTATTACGAGAAGGCTCTCAAATCACCAAAGCAACATAATTTCATCGTAATAAATATCAGCCCATCAAAAGATACAGTCATACTCCTTGTTTGTTCCTCAACTCAAATCGATAATACTCGAAGGCTTAGAAAGCATTGCCTGAGTGAAACGCTAGTCGAAATTACTCCTAATCAATATCTGGGGTTTAGCAAAAGGTCAATAATAGATTGCAACCATGTATTTGAAAAAAGTATAGAGGAGATTGGAGATATGCATTCCCGGAAAAAGCTACAGACAAAACCAGTAATGGGTTTGAGATTGGTTAAGAAATTGAGACAAGGGGTAATGCTTAGTAATCAAATTTCTAATCGAAAAAAAGCATTACTACAAACCGATTAATTATTTCAACACCAACCGTAAACCAGGTGAGGTGTTTAAGAGGGGCTTAAGCCCCTCTTTCTTTTTAGATTATCCCCCAGTGAATAGCCACTCCAAAAACCTATTTTATCCCCCTGCTCTCGCTCATTAGTGGTCAAAAAGCGACAAAATACTGTTGACTGTAGTAGAACATATGTGCTAATTTGGACATTGTCTAGTTCGGTTTTGGAAGGTAAGTTATGGGATTAGAGCAAACTAACGATATCACACCCGAAGAAATTTCTGAGGACCAGCACAATGAGCTGGATTTACCACCGGAGTATTGCCATTATCGGGATGATGGCTGTGAGTTTGCTGACTCCTGCCTTAACTGTCCGTTCGCAAAATGTATTTATGACGAGCCTGGGGGCAGGCAGCACTGGCTGAAGGGACAGCGGGACAGGCAGATAGCAAGACTATTCACCGTCGAGGGTAAGGGGGTAAAGGAACTGGCATTGATGTTCGGCCTCAGCCAGCGCACCGTGCAGAGAGCATTAAAGAATTCCTTACCAGCTTCATCATCCCCTCCCCCTTTGAAGAGGAAGATAAAAAGAGAGGGTAAGTTAGAGAGGATTAAGAAATGAATGAAGGTTTTATCCCTACTCAGTTAGCTCACCATGACACAGACAGGCTCAAGAGTTACAAAGAACTCCTTGATTTCTACTATGGTCGGCACTGGGAAGGCTACGCAAAACGGGGTGAGAAACGACTGACTTTTAACTACGCCAAGGTGGTTATAGATAAGGCTACATCATATCTAATGTCTGGTATTAACTTTGCTGTTGATGCTGTGGAGGATTCAGATGAGGCTAGAGCCAGAGCCCGGAGAGCAGAGTCAGCCTTATATCAGGTATATGAGGCTAATAATCTGGAGCAACTCGACTTTGAGACCGAGATTGATTGTGCCATCCTTGGTGATGCCTGCTATAAGGTTATCTGGGACCAGGAAACAAAGAGTGTCAGGGTTACTGCTCCCGATATTCAAGGTATCTATGCCTGGTGGGTGGGGGATGACGCCTCACGAATATGGAGGGTGGCATCTAAATATAGCCTGACCGCAGACGAGGTAGAAATCCTGTATAAAGTAAGACCTAAAGGCAAGACGGCTAACATCGTTGAACTGTGGACAGCTCAAGACCTTGAGCTCTGGCTTGATAATGCTCAGGTGGAGCAGAAGCCTAATCCCTATGGCTTTATTCCATTTATCATATATCCCAATCTGAGAGAGCCCAAGAAGTTCTGGGGTATATCTGATTTGCCCCAGATTATGGAGCCGCAGCGGGAGCTTAATCGGGCGATAAGCCAGCTATCAAAAATACTGGAGCTGTCAGGTAATCCCATTGCTGTCCTGGAGAATGTGGAGGAATCTGAGGATATTGCGGTTAAGCCGGGGGCAGTGTGGAATATACCTGAGGATGCTAAAGCCTATTTGCTTGACCTATTGCAGGGTGGTGGTGTCGGACTCCACATCAACTATGTCGATTTGCTGTATAGAATCCTGCACGATATATCAGAATCACCCAGAGCTGCCTTTGGTGGCACGGCCAGGGATTTGTCGGGGGTAGCCCTTGAGATTGAGCTTCAGCCACTGTTGCAGAAGGTGAGGCGAAAGAGGCTCATCAGGACAACTGTCTATAACCGCAGAAATAATCTCATTCTTAAACTCCTGGAGAAATACCAGAATGAGAGCTTTGGAGATATTCGTTTGCGGGTGGTTTGGAATCCAGTGCTACCCCGCGATTTAGCCAGGCTGGTTTCTAACGAGCAGTCATTGGTTCAGAGCGGTATCCACTCAAGACGCCGGGCTATGGACGAGATCGGGGTTGAAGACCCGGAGATGGAGTTTGATAGATGGCTTGAGGAGAGGAGAGCCATCCTCAAGATGAATAAAGAGCTTAACACCAAGTCTACCAAGGCCGGAGCGAGAGTGAGAGCTGTAGAGCCTCAGGTAGAGGTCGTTGAGGAATCTTCGCCCTGAGGTAGACGGGGTCTATCGGCAAGCGAAGGCTAACTGATAGCCTCTCTCTAGAGAAGGGCGAAATAAGGAGGACGAAAGTTGGCAGATGATGAACTAAACTCGCCAGAATTGCAGTCTGGCAACCAGACGAAAAACCAGAATCCGCCTGAGGTGGAGGAGTCAGGGCAGAGCGGGGATAGGGTTACTGAGCTTGAGGGCTTGATAGCTCAAAAAGATGAGGAGTTAGCTAAGGCTAATGCCCGCATCATTAAGCTTGAGCAAGCTGTAACTAACTTGGATAGCGAGGTGGCTAGCCTGAAGCAGGCTGTGGCTGAATCAGGGGAAAAGCTGACCACTATCAACCATTCTCTGGTTGAGGCTGTAGCCAGCTACAAAGCCCTAGTCGCTCAGTTGAATCCAGAGGTGCTTGAGGAGCTTATCGCTGGGGACACTATTGAGGCTATCAATGAGTCTTTAGAGAAGGCTAAGACCCTGATTGGCCGGGTGAGGCAGGGACTGGAGGCTGAAATCACTGCCGGTAAAGTGCCCGCCGGAGCTCCAATCAGGACACCACCCGACGTGTCAGCGCTGTCGCCACGGGAGAAAATAAACTACGCAATAGGAGGTAAAACCTAATGGCTATAACACTAGAGGAGGCATCTAAACTATCCAACGATATGTTGAAAATCGGGGTCATCGAGACCATTATTAAGGACTCGCCTATTCTTCAGAGATTACCCTTCATTGAGATTGTGGGCAACAGTCTAATCTATAATCAGGAGAAGACCCTCCCCGGAGCCAACTGGTATGATGTCAACGAAGAGTGGTCAACACCTACCCCGCCTACATTTGAGAAGATTACCGCTGAACTCAAAATCCTCGGTGAGAATGCCGATATCGATGCTTTCTTAAAGGCAACCCGCTCTAATGTGCAGGACCTGGAGGCTACTGT